CATAGACATTAGTTTGGGGTCTAGTTCCCGAAAATCAGTATAGGCAGTTCTGAATGCACCTTCATATGCAGTAGAACCCTCTTTGCGATCTTCATAATGCATCAGATGCACATAGCCATCTTTATCTCCATACATTGGCTTACTGATGCCATTGATGCTCTTACGTAATGCTAAGCATTGCGGAGTACCTTTGTTCCAGAATGTGACTCTGGGATTAGGCTGATTTACATCCAACACTATGAGCATGTCGTTATAGTTTTGGTAAGTGGATCTATAGGTAAAGAAGGCTTGCTTTTCGGCTTCATAATATAATGCGTGCATGTATGGGATGCCAGCAGTAGATAAGTTAGCTCTTAGATATTGCTCCATATTAGCTGCTCTGAATAGATCTGCGGATTCAATATCTCCTAGACTATCAGTAGCTTTGTAGCTAGTGACTGTGCCGGATGCATTGCCCGCTAGCATATCATCTAATCCACTAAATACTGCATTAGGTGCAGCTAGACCAAAGTTATTAGTTAATTTCAGCCAATACCAAGTGGAGCTATCGGCGGCAGAATCCTCTAGATAATAAACAAATGCACCTTCTTTGAATGCAAAGAGTCTACCTTTATGCACATGTGCGCCTATGATGTCGCCACCTTCTCCTGGAAATATTGATTGTGTTAGGAAGTTGGTGGTGAAATTTTCATGATCACCAGTGTCACTTGCATAAGCTCGTTGCTTCATGAAGGCCCAAAGGCGGCCCCTATGATGTACACCTGCACGGGGGAAGTTTGGTGTAACCCAATCGGCAGCTGGACTATCTATATCCCCAAAGGTTAGTCCATCACCCTCCAGCACCTGCAGTTGATTAAGTCCGTTGGTGAATAGGAATAGCTTCTTAACACTACTAGCTAACTCTTGCCCACCTTCAACAAACATACAGTTGGGAGTGACGGCACCCAAGCCAGTATTAATAGCTGTTGCACTAGTGAATGTTCTATCACCAATATCCCGGTAGATGTTTCCTGCATCTGTGACTGCTATCATGCGCTGTAGGTGGGTCTTAGGCCACCAATCATGAACAGCCTGCACACTTCCACTAAGTTGATTGCTGGTGTTGTAGATGAGGGTTCCTGGAGCTTTCTGAGCATAACCCCTAGACATAGAGATATTTTTAGCTTCTATGAGTGCTCCCATAGGGAGATCTGATAAATTATTATCAGTCTGAAGCCCTATTCTACCAACTAGTATTGGTGCTGTGATGCCAGTGTAGCTCATGATTCGGTCGGTACTCCATAGGTCAATCTGCGGCGACGTCTAATTAGTAGATCTTCTCTAGCTATGACTTGGGCAAAGTGTTGGCCCCTGCGCTGCATATCACGTCTATTTCTACTTACCATTGCTTCTAGTTTAGATGCAGCTCGGGTGAAGTATCTATCTGCACGATTATCGTTCTTTTCTTCTAATATCTCTGCGGCTGCGCCAAATTCTAGAACTTCAATATCCCTACGTGGGATGATTGGAATGCTGGCTGCATTATCTTTAAGATCTCTAGGATTAGGAATGAAGTGCACTTCTATGCGGGCAGTTTCAGCCGGATAGTTATTCATTCTAATGATCATCTTACCTTCGTTAGATTCTCTGATTACTGAAAATCTACTAGGAATACCTTCAGAAGAATCTTGAACTGGATATTCTCGCTGCATGCGATTCTTATCTAATCCCTTGATGTCATCAAATGCATAGTGTTTTCTGTGTAGAACTATTGGTTCGATTAGTCTAGCTATGCTGCCTTGCTCATATGTGCTGGTGTGACTGGCTGCAGTCGCTTGATCTTCATCATCGAAACCTAGTAGTGCCCAAGCAGACTTGGCTTGATTAGTACCACTTTGACATAATAGTTTGAATGTTCCGCCCCCACCACCTAGATCACTAGCTAGTGTAAATTTCCTAGTAACTGCATCATAAGTGATTGTGTAGGAGCTTGCTCCATCTGCAGTTAGTTGGGTGTCTATTTCAGTTGCTAGTTCTGCTGGAGTGTAACTTCCACTAGTTAGTGTGGAGGTTAGTTCTGTGCTTGCAGTTTCTTCGAAATCTAATTTATTATTAGTGCTATCTACTATTAGGTAGCTAGGGCTTAGTTCATAATCTATTTTAAATACTATGAATGCACTACCACCTGTCGTGTCATTATCATATTCACCATCTATCATGAAGTCTGCTGCTGCAGCTGTGTGCTCTATGATTTTATACACACCAGCTCGCCCATTGATTCTAACATGCCAACCAACTTTAGAGTCAGCTGGTGGGGAACTGAACGCACCATCATTACTTCCATTAGTGAAGGCTATGAGGCCAGTATCATATTTAGGTTGAAGCTCTAGAATGATTGGGTCTACTTGTGCCCAGCTCCAAATCTCATCTACTTCTTTATTAAGTTCATGTCCACCTACTATGATGTTTCGGTGGATTCGATTTATTATTTCTAGTGATCGGGTTTCATAAGCCGAGTTACCGTTGGTAACTTCCCCAGCTCTCTTCAGAACTGAGTCTTGAATATCTGCAACGGTTCTAAATTGTGCCAACTCATCCTCCAGTCGGGGGGATGTCTAGAACCTCGTCCTACTTCGCATCACCCTTAAATATGGCCGCTTGCTTAGCTGCAACTACTTGTTTAGTTACAGAGGCAGCTTGCTGCTCTTTTTTAATGTCAGCTAGTTCTGCTAGTAGTTTTGCATTCTCTACTTTCAAGCTAGCTGCTTCAACTGCAACAGTTTGATCTGCAGTTGCAGGTGGTTCCCATTTTACATGAGCCTCACCCACTTGTATGTCAAATTCACCCTTTGCACTTCGCTCACCTTTGCGACCGCAAAAAGATCTATCTTCATACCATAAATTACCAGAACCTACTGGATATTCATAGTAGCGAGATCCTTTAACACAATAAACTGTGAATGGTTTTTTCTCCACCACACGTTTAGTTTTAGGATCTATAGTTTGTACTTTTAATGGATTAAAGTCCCCGAGAGTTTGCTCAGGGACACCTTGTGATTCTTGCACGTTGGATCTCCTTGGTTGTTCCAAGACTGATATTACTACCAGCCAACGGCCTCGACAATAAGTTCGTCAGGATCTTCGAACGTCGCGTTAGCGTGTTCGGCTGGAACACCAGTAGTCCCATCATCTTCCATAACTACTATTTTGTTAGCACTTACGTCATAATGATACGAAAGTAGTGGATCTGATACATCTTGTTCTAAGATGCGCAGAGATACTAGTTCGTTAGGGCAACCAAGGCTACCATTAGTTAGTGGTAGTCCACCTGTTGGGTATTCTCCCGCAGCGGTAGTGATTTTGAATATTCTAACACTATTGCCTAGGTGGTCTAAGCGACCACCCTCACGACCTTGTTCGGCATAGGTTAAGTCAGCAGCTACTAAATCAGCCATTATTCATCTCCCTTATGCAGTTTCACTTAGATCAGCATTGTTACCGATAACTTCAGGACTGTCTTCGAATTCTGCGAACCAAAAACCCTTTCCTGTTGGAGTACCAGTACCAATTACGTGAGAAATTTCTAGTGAGTCACCAACTGCAAATTCTACCGCTAGGTCAGAATCTACGATTGCTTTACCTACTGCAGTAGTGTCTGGAATAATAAGTGTAGAAGCTACGACTTCTCCAGTTGCACTAAGTGGTGTAGGTCTGTGAGTGAATATTACTTGAGGAGCTACTGAAGTTCCTCCCGCTAATTCACCTACCATAATAAAGCCAGCAAGTCTCATTGTGCAGGCTTTGATACAAATCATTTCACCGTGGTCAGCACTAGATGCACCGATGTCTACTTCTAGTAGCACTGGTGCAGTGGTAGTTGTAGCTAACGGTAAGTTAGGCACGAAGAAATTTAATGCTCCGCCTGATTGTGGATATGCCATTTTTAAGTCTCCTTATGAGTTAAATAAATTATTTACCAAGTAATTATCAGCTACTTGTTAAATGTACTACACGAGCTTCGCCAGCAGAGCTAGAATCAGACCAAACTTGGCCAAACCCATAAACTCCGTACCATGCAACACCTTTAGAGCGTCCATAGTCTTCTGACTCTTTAGCACGAAGTTCAGGATCTTGAACTACTGCCATTCTAACTGCATCTTCACCGAAGAAAACTGCCTCACCAAGAACACTGCCAGTACCTTTGGTAGCTGATAATGCTGATGTGTTGTTTACTTCTACGAAGCGAATATTTTCGATACGGCCCACTTCACCATTATATTTCTTAGCTGGATCAGTGTATTTCTGCCAATCTCTCCAGTTAGGATCGTTGAAGATTCCGCGCTTAGCTTTGTAGCTTAGCAAACAAACGTAGTCGTCACCTTCATAAGGGCGGACGTTTAGAGTGCCGTACATATAGTCACGAATTTGTTCTACGTGATACATGTTAAGGTTGGAAGCTGCAGCAGTAGAAGGAGTACCGTCTGTATCAAACACTGTAGTGCTTACTGCTGATGGTATTGCTTTTACTTTACCTAGCTTGAAAGCAGCTGCGGCAGCATTGTCTAATGAAAGACTTAGCTGATCGCGGAGCTTAGCTTGGATTGCATTGGCTAGATCAAATGCGGATAGATCTAGTGATAAACTTGAGTATGGAATTGCTCGGCCACGCTCAGAAACACTAATAGCTTGTGTGCTAAGTGAGAATGCATCTTCTGGGATGCGCACGTTCTCGTTTAGTGAATCGTCGGTAGGTACCGAAACATTCGCAACTCGTGTGATAGTTACGTTGTCGCCCATGCCTTTACCGTAACCTGGTTCTGGATTCGAAAATCTCATGAACTTGGTTTCTGCAATGGCTGCCATACGAAGTTTGGAACTTAGTTTGTGGTTCTTATAGACCCCACTAGGTCCATCTGAATTCCATCCATGTTGTGACATAGTTGTATCTCCCTTGAAGTTTTACCTGGGATATACCCCAGATGATGGTCAGCTATTTCTCATGTTACGCAATTGAGAAACAAAATCAAGCGAATCTTCTGATTGTGAAACATTCTGGTGGTGTGTAACACCAGGATTTCCACCACTACTTGGTATAGATGGTTGATTTGGCAAAACTTTTCTAGGTTTTTGGCGTTCAATATAATTATGGAACTTTTCTCTAGTTTTGCTCGCCAAAAAGTCCATTGCCTTCCCGCGATCTTTTTTAGCCAAAACACTCACTGTATCTAGGTGGGCGTTGAGTGTATGTTGGCAATCTTCTTTGAAGCCATCTAGGTCTGGATTTTTAGCAAAGAATTCGCCCCAAAGTTTTTCATCTAATGCTTTAGCAGCTATTTGGCTTTGAATCGTAGAACTGACCTGTTCGGTGATAGCTGCAGTTTTCTTGCGGAGATATTCGGTTGGGTTTTCGTAGAAGGCGTCCATGTCGTCTTCGACGGGCACTGGTTCTGGGGCTGCTGCTGCATATGTCCCCGCCTGCTGTGAACCGAGGAGTCCAGCTTCCATTCCCTCTTGCCGGGCTTGCATGAGAAGCTTTTCTGTTTCGACTTCTGAGAGTTTCTTTTGTGCGTATTGGTATGCTTCTTTTTCAGTTGCGAACTCCTGTCCGTCTATGACTATACCACTAGATTGGGCGGGTGGTGGAGATTCTGGATCTTCGACCGGGTCAACTTCTGCGGCAGCCTCTGCACCTTTAGGTAGTTCTGGCTCATGTGGTGTTCCAGACTTATATGATTTAAGTTGTGCTAGTGTTTCTGAATTTGGATCAGATACTGGAAGCTCCTCAACGACTTGCTGACTCATTGTTGTTCTCCTTGATGATTTGTCTAAGTAGTTTGTTGTAGTTGAATGTGTAGTTGGCTATTACGTCTTCTTCGTGATCGTGAATGGCTATGTGGATTATTTTTCGGGGTGAGCCAGCCATATGAATAGTAGGTTCGTCTATGCGGGCACCTATTAGTTCGCCGCCAGCTAAGACTTGAGTTTTTAGGTATTCATATACGGGATCGCCGGGCATATCTATGTATGCTGTTTCTGCCTTATCTTCACTCATAGTTGTTCCTTGATTGCGTGAGCTTCGTAAAGTTTAGCCTTAGTTATTATCTCTTCTTCCATTGAATGCAGACATTCTAATTTAGCTACTGCATGAAGAAGATCTGTTTTACCAGATCTATATTCCATCATGAGTAGTTCGAACGCATTAGTTTTCATACTTGCTACTAGTGGTAGGAAAGTTTGAGCACTTAGGTTGAATATGCGGTATTCGTTTAGTTTGTCTGCATTGGTCATTTATTGTGGTCCCGCCGGTTGTGGAAAGCTATCAGTTGGCAGTCCTTCACCAAACACATCGGCAAGTCCTGGTGCTGATGGAGGTGCTACTCCTGACATGTCACCATTAGGGCCGCCAGGTGGAAGTTGTTGTGGTCCGCCTGGTTGAGCTGGTTCGGCCGCTTTATCAATAGCTATCTTGTTTTTGTCTATGTCCAGTGAGCCCATGATTTCACCTAATAACTTACCGAAATCATATTTGCGAATGAATTCTTCAATTAGTACATCACTGGCACTGATTGTTTGGAGTAGTGTGGTTAGTTTGCGGAAATCTTGCGCTTTAGCTAGTGTTTGAGATATGCCGAAGACTTCGAACTTAAATCCATTCACACTACTTACGAATACGTCTTGGGAATCTAATTGGTGGAGTTCTGATCCTCGCTCAACACCATATAGTGCTACAAATTCTGCTTTAGAGATCTTGTTCCAGTTTTGGGCTATGGTCATCCACTGGAGTTCTAGTTCAGGTTCAATATGCTTAGATTCGATGTTCTTAGCCATTCCTTGAAACATAGATGTGATGTTTTGGCTGGCCTCTACTACTTCAGTAGCTTTTACTGCTCTGAATGATAGAACTCCTTGGCGGAGATCATTAGTTAGGGCCGCAGCATTGAATTCTTGCTGCTCAATGTTTAGAATGTTCAGTGCATCTTGTGGAATGTCTGCTTCTTCTAGTGCTTCCATTACTTTTCCACCGACTGGTAGTGAACTCTTCACTAGGAGCTTAGTTCCTGGCGGGATTCCTTCACTAACTTGTGATGGGTCGGCAAGATCATTCACTCGGATCTGGCTGATAGCGTGCACTCGTTTGAATGCTGCATCTATGACTAGATTGTGGAGTTCTATGATAGTGCGGGCTATTTTAGTTGGTGCGTCCATTAGGGCGATTGGCCAAACACTATTAGCTACTTCTAGAATTGGTGCCCGGTTGATTGGGGACTTTTGGTGCCACAATCCATTGGGTTCTGGCTTGCGGATTAGATAAGTATCATTGGCGATAGTTATGATGACATTCTCATGCAGCATATCTCCATCGTCACCAATGACTGATCCCCAGAACTCTAGAATTCTAACTACTGGGCGAGATTTAGTGTCTGATGTGTTTTGGCCCGTCTCTCTATACTTATCATTATCACGAAGTGTGTCTTTGGTGCCCTCACGAGAGAGCATTGCAACTACTTCTGGATCATAGATGGCATCTTCGCCTTTGGATTTAGCTATGACTTCGTGTAGGTCCATTTCCATATATTCTATTTCGTATAGATCTTTGCCGGTCGGGTCTGGGTAGTAATCTTCCTGCCTAAGTACGCATGGGTTTAGTCTCCATGTCTTATCTTCGACTGCTACTACGTTTTTTTGGAAGGATTTGCCTTTGCCGGACTTTTTAACTTCGAATTTATGCTGCGGAACCATCTTACCGTCAGTTTTAGTGATGATTAGTGCACCTAATAGGCCAGATTGAATACTATTACCTACATGAGAGAAGTAAGATGACTTTTTATGTTGGTATGCAAGCATTGCTTTGGCTTCGTGGGGTTTGATGGGTAGTGCATCTTCAGGAATGGAGGTGTCTTTGATTTCTATGTTGAACCACTCACCTAGATCAGCTATTGCTTGCTGGAAGAATGATTTAGCTTGTTCAACTGCCATCCGAACTTTAGGAAGTACTTCTGTAGTTTGGCCCTCAGTCTTATGTCTGAAGTCATGGCGTAGTTGATACATAGCATAGTTATCTTTATTGAGATCCATGCGGTCAGATTTCACTGCTTCTGCTTCTCGCTTGCAATTACCTACATATTTAATGATGTATGCTTCAGAGCTTTCGGCCATAGTCGTCTCTCCTTGATGAATTGCCCGCAGATTTCATAAAGCTATACTGGGGCCGTGGGATGTCAATGATCTGTGTTGTTTTTTGTTGTGACGCACCACCCGCAAGATATTGTAAACCGTCATGTGGGTGCGACCAAGCATTTTTAATGGGGCGAACTTTATCTGGTTCTATGTCATTTATGGAGTCTGCGTATCTGTATGCACCTCTAAAGCCTTCAACTATTAGTGGGCATTCGGATTCATCTATTTCTAGACCTGCCGAATCCTTTTCAATATGCAGTAAGAAGCCTTCAACTCCTGCTCGACGAGATTCCCACTCATTATTGCCTTTAGCACCCGGCGCTATATTGATTATACCTGCACTAGTTTCCATTTCTTGCGCACAAGTGGTTGTGTCGGTGGCTACTCGTTGGAAGCCTGCGGGATCTATGAAATGAAAGTGATCTTTCCTAGCATCTCTCCATTCTGGCCAAAGTTGCTTAACTGTGTTCATTACTTTGGGGGCGAAAGTTTTAATCCCCTCATTTTGAGATGTGAATTCACGAAGCACTTTAAGACTGTTGCCTTGGAGTTGACCAACTATGCATGCAGGTGTTAATCCAAAGTCCCACCCGAATAGGAGCGGAAGTCCTAGATGTGCTTCGGGTTTGTTTTCGGGACAGTGGATATCAGCCCTGAAGTTTGGATAAACGGGCATACCTGTGAAAGTTTGCCAGTTACGCTCATACTCTCTAAGGAATTGATGGAGTGGTAGAGCTTCACGCAGAGCTTGACGAAATTCAGGTGCCCTCTTATCTGGATTCGCAGTGTAGTGTATGTCCATGATGAGGAACTTGTTCTTTGGGTTCTTCCAGATCTCGATGCCTTGCATTGGGCGCTTCACTAGTGCGGGTGGAGTTTCTGGGAAGTTAGATGATTTATTATTGATTTGATCGAATACTATTTTTTTGAAGAAGCCAGGAGATCTAGAACTAACTAGAACCATTCGGCCCCCACCATCTGTAGTGGGTTTTGCTCCTGTGTAGAATTCTTCTGCTACGTCCCAGAATGCTGCCTCATCTCCGAAGATTCCACTGAAGGTAAATTGGCGTAGCTGATCTGCTCCCATTGGAAAGCCAGCTATTTCTGAGTAGATTTCATCCCCAAAGTCGAATGCTAGGCGGGGCGGAGATTTGGTCATCTTACCATTACGGATTTTAGGCAGTAGTGCTTTGGGAATTTTGGAGCTAGGTATTCTAGTATACATGCCGTAGATTCTATTAACTAGTTCCGCACTATCGTCTTCTTTTTTAGATACTACTGCCCACTGTTTGCCTCGATGGAATATGCATTCCCATAGAATCATAGCTAGGCAAGTCCATGACATGGTCATTCGGCGGGATTTAGGTATGGCTATCATCTTTTCTTTTTGCCACACCAGTGTAAAGAGTCTTAGGTATTCCCATTGGCTGGGAAATGGTTTATATGGATTTTCGTCATCCACACTATCTTGAGTATAGATGCATTCAGATAGGAAGGCCCAGGGGTTTGAGCGGTAGCGTTCAAAGTTGGCAATGGTAGATTCATTCATAGATTACCATCTACCCAATCAGCAAGTTCATCTACAGGTGCATCATCATCTTCAGTTGAGGCAGCTTCTAGTATTTTGCGAGCGGAAGTGTCTATGATTTGGCCCGCCTCCCTCATCTGATCTAGTTTATCTAAATACATGTTTAGATTTACTTCACCACTTATGTTTACTTGTTGGGCGGGCTTGCCGGATAGCTTCTCTACTACCCACCGGGCATCGCCGACTTTTTCTTTAGCTGGAGTAGTGGGACATATTAGATGTTCTTCTATGATATCCATTGCGCCAGTGCCTAGCCCCTTAAGGCGCTCATCTATTGGGGCTTCGAATCTGCGGGCAAAGATTAGATCTACTGCTCGTTTGATTTTTTGGCTACACCGTAGTTGTGATACATAGACTAGATTGTAGTTTATTTTTTCCGCTATGGCTTTATTAGTCCAGCCTGCAGCTATGAGTTCTGCTACTAGACGTTGGCGACTATTTAGTGGCTTAGTGGAATCTATTAGATAATCACACCACTTCATTTCTTCAGGCTTTTCTGCCCCGTTGTTTTGGTTGGGGGCTTCTTCGGCTTCAGGTCTGAAGAATAGTGGCAGTTCTTTCTCTACTTCAGACATTAATCTTCTTTCGCAACTTCTGGTTTCTTCTCAACCTGATCTAATATCTGCTTCTGTACTTTCTGAAATACATTAGCAGATAACTTTAATGGTAATTCTGCAATTCCTGCCAACACTACATTAGCCTCTTCAGCCGTTACTTCTATTTGCATCCTATCTCCCTTTTAGTTTATCTAATTCTGCTTCAAGCCTTGTGATCTCGTCAGCCTTATTTAAAGCCTCACGATCTGTAATATATGTCTCTGTCTGAGTATCATCAACAAATTCGTCAATGTGATCCAAAATGCAATCAAGCATCAAATTACTAATCGCTACAATGTCACTTCCAACACTAGGATCAGCAGCAATGCACTCCTGGAGCTTATGCTGAATCCATTCCTTACGTCTTGCTTTCTGCGTGCTATCAAATGCCATTTATACCTCCTATGCGTCTACGTCTCTAACCAAGATCAATGAGAATCTACAAGAAACTTCAGTGTTATTCTGGTCTGTTGTGCATTGAAACTCAACAATGGACTTTTCGCCTACAACAAATGGCTGCGAAGGTCTTAGCTCAGTGTGATTTTCAACATCACCTTTAATATGATCTCTAAAAACTTCATACTTGCTGTTTGATACGGCAGAATAAACAAATGCCTTTGTTACAATAGCTGGCTGAGTACCACCAGAGTTCTTAGTTAAGGTAATATAAAGCCAATCCATTAATGCCGTATGGTCTGCTTCAACAAAGAATATTGCTTGTTGTGTCGTCCCTTCACCTGCCGGAACTTCTCCCTGAATAGTTCCCTCAGTCGTAGCCGTTGCTGTGATTACACCTGCATTAGTTTGACCAGTACCAGAAACATAAATAGCTATTCTGTTAACACCCATCCACGTTTCAGTAGTAACTACTGGCGTGAGCCCATTCATTGTTACGACTACTGTTTGCTCTTTCCAGTTAGCATCTACTCCGTATATGATTAATGAGTTTGCACCAGTGTTCCCGTCATCATCAGTAGCATCAGTAGACACTACCGACAAAGTTCTTGCGGTTACTATTGGAGTAAATGTTCCACCTGTGTACCAAATAGTTTCAGTACCAATATCAATGTCAGCATTGTACCCAAACTTATTCCAAGTTGTATGTCCCTGCCTTCTCCCTAACGCTACCTCGTAATGATAGTTAGTTGGCCTTACAACTGTAGCATCGAAGTCTTGAGCTAATACTGAATCAGTTGGAGCGTTAAGGTCTGCCTTATCTCCGAAACTAGTTTGAAGTCTCAAGAATGTCTGATTGCTCGCACTCGTGTTAGTGAATACTACTCGGCAATACTTTCTTGTAATTGTAAACCTGTGAGGAGCTTCTATCTGGTCCGTTCTATAATAGCGAGTTAGGACTGAATCCCAATTCGAGTTGTCGTTAGAAAATTGAACTGAGAAAGTACCGTTTTGATCTGTCTTGACTGAAACTACGACTGATCCATATCTTGTAACATCCTCGCCAGTACCAGTAAATACAGCAGCAGCGTTAAGTAAAGTTGCCGTACTGTTTACTGTGGATATTGTATTATTAAATAATCCCACTTAAAACTCCTCCGTATACCAGGCCGAACCATTGTAATAAATCTTAATACTTTCATACTGTAATAACGTAGGATTCACGGTCCCGTCAATAGTTCCAACAAGAGTGACAACACCAGTTGCATGGATGTTCTTAATACAATGGCTTTGACCTGTATCTGGGGAGCTTGGCAATGTTAAGTTAAACGAAGCTGCATTACATTCATTAAAATACGCACTATTTGCAATCGTCGCCGTTCCAGTACGCGAAGTGATAGTCTTTATCCGCTGGCCTCTTGTTTCAAGCGTACTATCTAACCTGGTCTTACCAGATATAACCCAAATAGCTAAACGATCTCCGCTAGGGGTGGGACCGCCGGTAGGTTCCCCGTTGATTTGTAAAGTAGAATAGTTACCGCTTACAGCGGCGGCGGTATGTGTTACCGTAGGACCTTGAAGCTTAATAGCTGCAATATTTGCATACGTACCACTCCCAAGATTTAAAACGCCCGCAGGTGCATATTCCACATCAAAGTAGTTTGAGCCGATCCCAACATCAGGAACCCTACCGCTCGGCGGAACTAACTTGATAAATCTATTCGAGGTCGTATTATTTGGGACTTCCGTTCCGATGAATACTTTAGGAAAAT